TTTCACCCTACTTTTTCTCCCTATATGCCAAAAGTAGGGAGATAGGCTTTAGGTGCTTCTGCTCAACCACCAATCTTTTCCCATGCCCTAAATCCATTTCCTGCAAGCATTCCTCAATAGATTGCTTCCTGATGTAGCCTAGAATGATAACTTCTAAAGCCTCCTCATTTACATAGCATAAGATAAATATGTCTGCTCCTATCTCCTTGCGAGTATTGAACACCAGTCTGCCAGTCTTATACTTAGTGGACTTGACCTGAATGTCATACTCATCCAGCATTAGGTCAGTGCTGCCTCCATCACCTTCCAGGTTAATTGTAGTGTCAAATGGCAGCTTGAGAGCCTTGGCAACAGCATATTCACCTAGAACACCCAATAAATCAGCTTGTGCTTGTGTATTTCCCCAGCGAGCTACTGAGGGGCGGTCTGGATTGACCTGATCTTTAAGGAAGTGCCTGCCTGTTGCCAGCACTTTGAGAAACTTGAGTTCTCGCTCTGTGATAGTTATCTTCAAGTCGCATAATGGATTACAATATTAAGTCTAAAATATTGATATTTACACATGAAAAAAGCAAAAACAGGCAGCAATCCGGTTGCTAAGATTAGCTTTGGCAAGCGCAGAGAGGGCAAGCACCGTAAGGCCAGAAGGCCTAAGGATGGCAACTCAAAAAAATATAAAGGACAAGGAAGATAATGGCTGAGAAGAAGTTTAAAACCAAGGTAAATGGCAAGACTGTCAAGTTCGGTGCTAAAGGTTACTCCATTGCACCTGGCACTCCTAAAGGTGACAACTATTGTGCGAGATCGAGTGGAATCAAACCATGTAAAAACAAACCATGCCCGAATGATCTAAGTAGGCAGGCATGGGGCTGTGTGGGCAAAAAGTCTGTAAAAAGTGCAGCTAAAAAATTCACTCGCATTAAGTAATTTTACACAATGCAACTAAAGCATTTTACACTTTCAGAGTTTGACTCACCTGATGCCCCAGGATCAGGTAGCCAAATGAAGCCTGAGTTTTTGCAAAGGCTGGATAATGCCAGAGCCATTGCCGGAGTGCCTTTTAAGGTTACTTCTGGCTACCGGACTAAGGCTCATAATGCTAAGGTTGGAGGAGTTGATGACAGTTCACATTGCCAGGGATGGGCAGCTGACCTAGCTGCTTCCTCCGGTACATCTAAGTTTCAAATTGTGAATGCGTTGCTAAAAGCAGGATTCACTAGGATAGGAGTTGCAAGCTCATTTGTGCATGTTGATTGCGATCCTACTAAGCCTGCCCAGGTCATCTGGACATACTAATTATGACTCACGAACTAAGGGGGGAGCTGATAAAGTTTATACATGATACTCCTGCCTACGGAGCTATCATCTTGACTAAATTGGCAAATCCAGAAGTACAGTTTTACAATGCCGGAGAAGAATGGCTATACCATCACGGCTGGTCATTCATTCTTATTTATAGAATTTACCGTGTGCTTCTGGATGTGCATAAAGGCTACATGGAGAAGGTGCTTTGGTATGATGACTCAGATAACTTAGTGCCAATGACTGGCTATGCTAAATTACTTCGACAGATTAAATCACTACTTAAATGACAATTCCAAAGGACACACTTATTCTTTTCCTCGTTTTCCTGCTTTATGTAGGCGGTGATATTTACACTGCTAATCAAGCCCACAAGAAGATAGATAATCTGATCAGGGAAAATGAGAAGTTCACATCAGCAGCCTTTTTTCGCACAGCCAGAATGGATGGCAGGATTGATAGCCTCAAGGTTGAGACAGAGGCATTGGCTAAGACAGTCATTTATCTTGACTCATGTCAGCAGAACAAAGCACAAAAAGCAGAGAAGGCAGAGAGGAGAGGCAAGTTCGTGGGAGGCCTGCTGAAGGCACTCTTCCCAGGGCTGTGAACACTTCGCTGTTCAGCAAGCGCATGCAAGTCTATGCCTACACCTGCACCTCTGTGGTCATGGTAGGCTTGCTTTTAGGGGTAGGCTGGCTATATAAGATTGAAAAGGTACAGGCATCGGATTCGGTGCTGATGTTTATTCTAGGGCAGGTACTTAGTGCCTGGGTAGCTCTCACCAATAAGATTTTTAGGATTACTGCCCCTAACATCGGCAGTCCTGATAATTAGTTATTTTTGCCATTATGAATTGCCTGCAAGACTACATCGGACTTAAAGGATGCACTACTGATGCTCCTCTGTCTGGCCTATACATCAATGACTATCCCGGCATGAGTTCGGAGTTGCTGGACAAGATTGCCACTCCAGAGCAAGTGTCTTATGTGGGCATGTGGAATTCAGCGCAGGCAGTAAGCTATGTCAGACTGAAGAGAGATGTTCAAGCTGCATTATTCACATCAGCAGAGGCTCAACTAGATCAGGTGTTGTTCCAGACTCGCAAAGAGTTTGTGCAGCAATGGCAACAGGTGCAGACTGTACCAGCAGAGGCAATTCTAAAAGGAACATTCGTGAGTATTCAGGGAAGCAAGTACTTGAGCTTACGAGTCAAGCAGATTTACATATTTAATGCTGGGGCTGCTGTTAATAATATCCCTTGGTACATTTATCAAACTCAGGATGGCAAGGTGCTAGATAGTGGAACTGCTGACCTGGTTGAGGGCATGAACTATGTGCAGGTCAATAAGGAGTTCTTCTCTGACTTCGATAAGCTCAACATCATGGTTGCTGTGGACTGCACTAATCTACCTACCAGTACAGGCATGTTCAGTGATTATGGATGGCAGCAGATGGACTTAGAGTGTGCCTCAAGGTTCAGCTATCTGTGGCGCAATGGTTGGAGCATCTTTCCGGTTACTGCTCCACTTGGCTATGGCTTTGGAGACTCATGGAGTCAGGACAATAGCCAATCGGGTGTGTACATGGATGCTCAGTTGCTCTGCTCACTTGATAGCTTCATCTGCGGTCAGAGAGAGTTTCTGCTGGATGCCTGGGCAAATCTACTCTGCTATCAAATCCTTTGGCAAAAGGTAGCATCACCCAGAGCTAACTACTTCGCACAGGGCAACCGTGAGTTCACTGAGAGAGCAATGGCTACCTTCCTTGATGGCTACAACCAGAGCCTAGCAATCTGGGCAAGACAGTTGAACCTGAGAGGTGAAGGCCTGTGCTTCAATTGCGATAATGCCGGGTTGATCCAGCAGGGGTTTGTTAGGCCTTAGACTGAGCAACTTTCAAGCCTCTCAATCTCATGGTTAAGATACCATTGAGCTTTCTTTAAGTCTTCCAGCTTGCTGCCCTTCTTTCCAGCTCTGCTAATATACTTGATAACATTGCCAAGGCAGAAACCTAGCTTCCATGCCTCTATTACCTTGATGGCTTCATAGGCATTGTCAGAGCCTCCATAATGCTGTGGATGATTGACCTGGTCAGCCTTTGCTGGCTCAGGCAATGAATCGAAATAGCTGCTAATTATGTCTCCCATTATGGATAGTAAAATAAGGGTTTAGGATTACTGAATTTAGATATTTTGCTTTCTGATAGTAAATCAAGATCACGGTAAAGCTGACCATTTAAGTACCATCCAGCATGACGAGGCCTTGAGCGCATATTGATAAGCTCTGCCTTGACCAGAACATCATTGTGGTCAAACTTTATTATTACCTCCATTTTGTGGTGGAATCCGGAATCGAACCGGGGATGCAACCTTTGCAGGATTTGTGGGCCAACCCTCATTACGCCTTTCCACCTAACCCCGGAAGTTTGAATTATTCAGGGACAACCGGGAATGTTTTTGTTTGCCAAAGGTATTGAAAAGTGCTACTTATTGCACAAATCTACGGCAATTGTTTGGTTTTGCCGTTGTTCTATGTTGCATATATCACGCAATATTGCGGCAATAGGATAGTTAGTAGCAAGCGGGCGGACGTGCTTCGATTGAAGTTCAGGATAGAAAAAAGTATTAAAAATTTTCCCTCCCTCTTTGTCTGCTTCGCAGCCATTAGATTTTTGATAACCATTGTTCATATACTTGTTTTGCTATTTGTGCAGTCATTACAGGTGGAACACTCATTCCGATTAGGTAATTATATTGCACACCTTTAAAATTGTAATCTTGTGGGTAGCTTCCAATGCAACAGCTTTCTGCTTTATTTGGCTTCCTGTATTCATCAAACAAATAAATAACATCAGAATTACTCGTGTATGTCATAGGAACAATGTCTTGATATAAATACTTATTTGTAAAGCATCTTTCAGCACCTTCAACCCTTTTGATTGTATCACAAAAACTTTCATCACCTTTTTTTCTGTTATTCCAATATTCAAACATTTTACCTTGTGAAGCAGGTCTGTCATCTATACCCTTCTCGTAAAATTCACCAAATCTAATTTCAGGCTCATTAAATTCAAGTTTTAATTTTGGATTTACAGTAAACATATCTTGCTGTTCTAAAAATGGTTCAGATAAATCTTTTCTTAATGCCACAAAAAACACTCGTTCCCTGCGTTGTGGAACTCCCATTTTTGAAGCATCTAAAAGCCAATGTTGGCAATAGTAACCAGCTAAATCAAATTCCCTATAAATTTGTCTAACATAGCTTTTTGCATCACCTAAAAGCAATCCTTTTACATTTTCTGCAATTACTACTTTTGGTTGTAGCTTTTTAGCCAAATCAATAAAATCAAAAAACAAAGTATCTAATATCTGTTCTGCTTGTCCTTCTCTAAATACCTTTTCTTTTCCCCAATCTTTCTCTCTATTCCCTGCCATTGAAAAGCTACTGCAAGGTGGTGAGCCATCTAAAATATCAAGTTCATACAATTCTTGCGGTAAATCACCACGCAATTTAAAGGTTTGTATAGGCTCTAAATAAGCGTATTTTGGGTTATGGTTGGCTTTGTATGCTTCAATCATTTTAGGGTCAATTTCATTGCATCCTAATACATCAAAACCAGCTAATTTATAACCCATAGTTGAACCACCACCACAAGCAAAGCAACTAAACACTTTGCCCTTTTCTTTTGTAAATACTGCATCCTTCAAAGTCCATTTGTAAGGAAAGTTATGTTTGGTTTTTTCAAAACCATTTTTGCCATCGCTCATTTTTAATACTTTTTTCTTTAGTGTTCCAATTAAACTTTAGTGCTGAAAATCCCGCCAGCTACTAACACGGGTTTGGCAAAATGGCTTTCCGACACACAAGCCAACGCACAAAAGCCACTTCGCCAAGCCCGAAAACGTTATGTGCCATAAGACACCAACACCCAACCAATCCAAACGTGATTATGATAGCCGTCATAATAATGGTTATCATCATTGTGGACTATTTCAAATTTGAATTTTCTTTTAAGGTAAATGTCCAAATAGCACAATCGCCACCTAAATATTTTACCAGCTATAAAATGATTGAAGCCCCCATACTTTTTCAGACGGCTATCAAAAACACTTATTCCATACTTAAATAATTTCATCGTTCTAAAACTTACGGCACATAACAAGGGTTTTGCGTAATAGCCATATCAAGTGTCGTGGTTAATTTTAAGTTTCTACTAAGGGCTACTACGCAAAGCCCGAAAACGTTACAAGCAATACTAATCACCATAAGTTTTCTCATAATACTCAACACTCCTGTCAAACCCCCGGAAGGCAAGGTTCATGGCAATGTAGGCGGCATCATGGGCATCAATGATTTGATCCTTTTCCATATCCTTTGCCTCCTCAAGTATGGATTGCCAAGTGAGTCTATCCTTTGGCTCTTCCCATAGCTTTTGAAATAGCCATTGCACTGCCGTCTGTTTATTCTCCATAATTCTTCTCGTAATATGTGTCAAAATCATCTGGAGCTTCCTCCCCAGGGAAGAATAGAGTTCCTTCACTTAACTCTCTTATGTACTTGCAGCGTTTAAATCCTTCGGTATAAGCGGAAGATAATTGCTCATTGTGCATTGCCATTGCCTGTTGGAATAACCCTTCAAATTGAACCTTCTGCCCATCGGATAGGTGGAGGTTCAATGCGTCTTGAAGCCACTCAACTGCGGTCATCTTACTCTCCATCCTCATTATTAATTAATCGCTCAATAACATGCTTAATGTACATCAATGTAGATAGGCCTCCTGCCCAGTACTGCCTGGTCATTTGGATGTTTGACTCATGCTCCAAGAGCCACTCCTTAGTCTTGATTTCCTTATTGACAATAACCATTAGTTGTTCAAGTTCATTCATTGGATTAGTTCATCTATTCTAATATTGTGCTTATCAAAGACATCATTAACTCTTTCAATTAAATACCAGCCATCTATATGCTTGCCATCTTCCGACTCATCAACAGCCTTCCTAATTATTCCGGTTAGTTCAAAGATAGCAAGAGCCATGTCAAAGGACTTGATGAACCGAAAGTGAGCCATAGCATCATCTGAGTCATTTAGATTAAAATTGATTGTTGCTCTCATCTTATTTGTCTTTTTTTCAGTGATTGAAGGTGACCGATATGCTTAACAAAGCCTCTGCATAGGCACATGCCTACATAGCCAGCTTCGTAGTACTTCTTGTTGTATTGCTTTTCCGCAATGATGTGGTCATTGCTTCGCCATGTGCATAAGTCGCTGAACTTGCCCATTGCAAGGTAATCAGAGAGCCTCCTGAGTCCTGGATTCCAAGTGAAGCCATGCCAGTCTCCCTTATAACGGTGCGCCAGTTGCTGGTATCTTACTCCCTTCTTAGTTAGCTTGACTCCGGGCAGTACAGTGTGACCATTACGGTCATTAGGATGCCTGATCCACACACATGCACACTTAGGCTCAGCTTCCAGCACAGAGCGAGAATCGCCTATAAAGCCACTGTTATAAAACTCCCAGTCATCTTCGCAATGGAAAATGTATGGTGTCTGCACAAGGCTGTAAGTCTTATCAATAGCATTTACCTGCCCATCAAACTCACTGAATGTCCACTCAGCTCCAATTTGCCAGTGCCTCATCAGGAAGCGATTAAGCTCATTAATAAGTTGCTGGTTATACTGCCCTGAGTCATCATGAATGTAGAAAGCTGCCGGAGGCGCACCATCCCAATAAGACACTAGGCTGGAGATAGTTTTCTCCAGCAAATCCCACCTGCCACAACTGGTCAGGCAGACTGTTACATCACGATCACCCGAAAACATAAGTAACAAATTTGATGATTAATAAACCTATCAAGCAGGCATAGACTAAATAGAATGAGCATCTCCAAAGTGCCTCCTTAACCATTGAGTTTATATGTCTGTTCATATTAAATAAAGTAAAGATTGTCGGCTAATAATAATTCAGTACCTGGAGCAATGTTTAGATAGTAATCTCCCCATGAGCGAATTTGAAACTCAAATTGCTCCTTTGAAATTGTTAGTCCATAAAAGTTCAGATTGACTCTCTCACATTCATGGACAAAGCCAAGGTAGTAAATGTCACAGACTTCATACACAAGCATTCTACCACCCATTAAAGCGACCTGATGCAGTTGATTGATGCTTGTTACTTTAATGTCTATCCACATGCTATTGTAAAGCATGCGGACACTTGTTTTTTCGAAATTCATAGGTATATTGGTTAGATTTGTAAGTGCAATACTAACGGATAAAAATTATCTGCAAAAATATTTTAATAAATTTTATGCCTGTTTATGATTCCACTTCTGCCTTCCTCCGGCAGCAACTAAAGAACTTCAAGGAGGCATCCAAGGCTGACAAGGTGCTAAGGGCAGCTGCTCTTTATGCTGCTCCTGCGGTGCAGGCTAGGGTGCAGCAGGATGGTGAGAAGTCAGATGGCGCACAAATAGGCAAGTATGGAGAAAAGGTAATTCCATCAGCATTTGGCAAGGCTCAATCATTTGCCAGCAAGAAGCGACTTAGTACATTAAGTAGCACCGACAGTTATAAGCAACTCCGGCAGAAGTTAGGTCTACAAACAGCATACATTGACTTTACCTTCTCCGGTGATATGTGGAAGTCCTGGAGACCAGTGCCAATTAGTAATACAGCCTATGGAGTTGCATTCACCTCAGCAGAGCAACTAAAGATAGCTAATAGCCTAGAAAGCAGATTTGGCACTACCTTTGAGTTATCTAAAGAAGAACTAGAGCAATCACTTCAAATCATCAACCGTCTAGCAGTTGAATTTCTCAGCCGATGATAGTCACTAAAGTAACAGTTGAGAGCGCACTAAAGAGTCTCTGCGAGAACTTAGCAGGCACATTTGTCGGCAACATGCTCAACTATGGGGAGGCTGTGGAGAGCATTGTGGAGGGATCAGCTGGCAACTATGTGACCAGGGATGGCTCAACTTATTGTGCTGTCAATGACACCTATCCACTTGTAGTATTCTTGGTGAGGGAAAATGCCTCAGTAGAAGCTACTCCAGCCGGAGGCAGGGCAGGAAGCCTACTAAGGACAGTCAATTTTAAGCTAATTGCTAACAGCAAGTTTGAAAACTCAGAGTTCGGAATCACATCAATCATAAACCGCACCAAAGGCATAACCTATGCAGGCACAGACTTCAATTCAAAAGCAATCGCAAGCCAGTACTTCGGACTGCCAGAGCGAAACTTTGAAACCTTCTTCTTCGCAATTGACTTCTCAGTCACAGAGCGAATCAGTTGTGAAGTTGCCTGTTGATGCCATTTACTTTATTAGTCTCCAGAGGGCAGCAGTCAGAAGAGCCAAGCTTCAGGAGCATCTATTAAGAAATGGAATTGTTGATAGGCATGGATGTATAGCCATGTGGCATCTGGCTAATAATGGCAGTAGGGTAGGTCATTCAGTTAATAACTCACTCAAGGCCTCTAAGCGCAGGCCTAAGATGTCAATCAGTGAGATAGGCTGCTGTGCTTCTCACCGGGAAGTTTGGACTAAAATTGTCCAGAATGGGCATCAGTCAGCTTTGATTCTGGAGGATGATGCCAGGTTTCACATTCAAAAGCTAAAACAACTTGTGACAAATTGGAACATGTTGCCAGAGTTTGACTTCCTGCATTTAGGCTGGGAGTATTATGCTGGCTATAAGGAGCAGACCATTGAGAAGGTTGAAATTGATGGACTGCCTAATCTCTGGAAAGGAGATGGCATGTGGCTGACCCATGCCTACATCATTACTAATGAATGCGCTTTGGATTGGCTAACTAGGACACAAGTTCAGACTAATGGACTTGATGGCATGACCGCAGATATGCAGAGTGACTGCAGAGCCTATGGGTTTAAGCCAGGAATTGCTTACCAGGAGGTAGGCACATCAGGCCATTTAAGAAGCCAAATTCACCACACAGGGTAAACTTTTAAACAATAAATAAATGGATAATTTACAGTACATCCGTGATGCCATCAGACAGCATGGCAACCGGGTTCAAGTTAAAGTAGTGCGCTGGGAAATCAACCCGGTAACCGGAGCGCAAGACATGCCTTTCGAAGTTTCAGTTAATGCTCAGATTGCTCTCCGTGAGCTTTCTAAGGCAGTTAATAAACGCTCCTATTCATGGGCAAGGATTAGACCTTTGGGTGATGTTTATGTTGGCAAGGCACAGCCACAGGCCGACTTAAATAGTCTGAGCAATCCTGAGCTTCTCAGCAAGCTGAAGGAGGAACTGAAGGCTCAACTCCGTGCAGAACTTGAGGCTGAACTAGCTGCCGAAGTAGAAGAGAAGCCTAAGCGCAAGCGCAAGGTGGTAACTGATGAGGAGTCATTGATTGCTTCTCCTTCAGAGTCTCCATTTAACCCTGAACAAGAGTTAAACGATTTACCACTATAATTTATGAATGTAAAAGAGTTTTTAATCCAGCAGGCAAAAAGAGCTGGGGTAAGTGATGATCCTGAGTTCAACCTGATGATTTCAGCTTCGGTGCTGAATGACATTCAAGTGCCAGAGGCAGTCAGCAATAAGTTCAATACTAATCTTTATGATTTTGAGCTTGCCAAGACTAGCCTAGACCTTAAAAAGCACTTTATCAGTAACTACATGATGGGCTACGATGAGGAGATTGTCCGAATGGCTAAGGAGTACGGTCTTGACTCAAATGCAGTGGAGGAGCTGAAGGTGACCAAGAACAGTGGAGACAAGATTAAACTAGCACTCAAAAAGATGAAGGAGCTAGAGGAGAAGGCCAAGAATGCCACTACCAGCAATCAATCGGAGGAGTTCTTAAAGAAGATGGCAGAGGCTCAGGCTAAGTATGATGACCTGGTTACTAAGGCTGAGGCAGACAAGCATCTGATTGAGCAGCGTTATGTGAGCAAGATGAAATCACTCTGGGAGCAAACACAGCTTAACGGCATCCAATGGAACGATCAGATTCCAGAGGCTGCTAGAGTTCCAGCTTATCAGGCAGTTCTTGAGCGCAAGTTGGCTCAGCTTGATGGTCAGATTATCTATGATGCTGAGCGCAATGCTGCCAAGCTGGTAAACGCTAAAGACCCTACTTTGCCTCTTGTGCATAATGGAAGGGAGTTTAGCTATTCTGACCTTTCTGCATTAGTTTTGCAAGAGAATAAGCTGTTGAAGGAGCAGGGAGTAGGTGGCACTAACCCAACTCAGTTCGCAGCAGGCACACCAACAACTCCGACTGTACCACAAGTCAGTCAAGGCACTCAACTCCCAAGCAGCATCCGGTCAGCACTTGCTGACATAAGTAATGTTGCTTCTCAAATGCGTTAATAAAAATGTCATTATCTACTGCTAATGTCTGCCCAGCGATTCTTACTTCGCTCTCAGACAACCTTATAAACAATCCAGCTAATGTTGGTATCATGGGCGGTACTCTTGCTGCTCTTAACGATCCTTCAAACCTCCGTACAGGTCAAATCATTCGTCAGGCTAATGACAATGGTACTGGTACAAGCAGAGAAGTTCGTGTAGTATTCAAGCAGCGTCAGCTTGCCTCTTCTGCAAGTGATACCAAGTCTTGCGATGCTGGCCCACAGCTTAATTACATTGAGGAGACATTTCAGGTAAATAATTACCGTGGTGTATCCTTCACAATGTCTGAGGCTCAGCTTCGCACTTATTGCGCTGCTTACTCTGAGCTGGTTCAGCTGACTGGTTCAACTGACCCAAATCAGATTGTTGAGCGTGCTAATGCTATCGGTGCTGCTGGTGGTGCGCTTTCAGTTGTTCGTGAGATGTTCGTTGATTTTCAATTGTCAGCCAATGCTCTTGTGCAGGCAATGAATCAAGACCTTCTTGCCTCTATCTCTGGAGCTGCTGGTAATTGGTATGGTGGAGCAACTAACCCATCTTACACAGTTGAAAATCCTGATGGTTCAGTATATGCAGGCGGTCTGTTTCAAATGAAGCAGAACTACATGAACACTGGCTTCTCAGGATCTCCAATCATCATCGGTGGTGCAGGCGCACTTCAGCGTGTATGGATGAATGATAGCCGTTACTTCGGTCAGGGCGCAAATGGTATCAACTTCGCAACTGTTCGTGACAACACTGGGCTTGCTGAGTTCTACTTTGACACTAATGCTGCTGCTGCTCTTACTGATGAGAACTCTGCAGTTGTTTTCGCTCCTGGTTCACTTGTGTACACTCCATTCCTGCAGTATGTAGGTAACTATGGTCAGATTGGTGTGATGAACCGTTTCACAATGCCAATCCCAGGTCTTCCATCCGTAAAATGTGACATCAGAATTTTAAGTGACGAATGTTCAGAAAGTTACCAGATTTGGATGGAGGCATATTTTGACGTATATACTGCTCCTACCACTTTGTTCCCTGCTGGTGATGCCAATGAGGGTGTGAATGGTATCTTCACCGCTCAGTTTGAAACTGCTGCTCCATAATTGAACCTATGGACAAAGAAAGAGGGAGGCCAGAAGCCTCCCTTTTTTCATTACATCGTTTATTCAATTACCAATTTTAACCTTGTTCAACATAATCCTCAATATCGTCCTCTGAAAAGCTGTCTTTGTTCTTTGTTTCACACTTGACCAGGATGAGTGGCCTTTGGTTTCTGATGTGCCACATGCCATGCTTGCAAAACCACTCATCAGCCTTTTTCCTTGAGTCAAATATACCAATATAAGGTTCTTCTCTGCCTGTTGTCACATTAATGACATCAAAGCGATACTTGAATATATCTGTCATCGGATTGATAGGCTAATGTTTTCCTTCAGCTGCGCTCCTGGTACAAACTCACCATCCTTGATGGCCTT